TAGAGATTTCCATTCATCGTGAAAGATTTAGTAAGTGAGACTTTTACGATTCCGAGTATGTTTTTATAGAAAGAGGTTGTTGCTGGTGCTCCGAGCGTTAGAACAATGTCGGGTTGGATGATTTGTAGATCTTCGATTAAGTGTTGATTACATTCTAAGTAGTGTCGGGGTTTTGGTGCTTGGTTGTTTGTTGTGTGGCACTTCACTCCGTTACCAAGGTAGATTGTTGTTCTTTGTTCAAGTCCTATACCTCCTATGAATGATTTCTTTAAGATGTCTCCACTTCTACCTACAAAGGGTTTGTTAGTTCTATCTTCATGAAATCCGGGGTTTTGTCCTATGATTAAGATTACATATCCTTCAAAAGCAGAAGAATAAAGATGAGTTTTTATGCCCACACTTGTTGCTTGCTCATGAAGTTCGCAACGGGTGCAATTAGGTTTATCCTTTGGGCATAGGGGGATAGAAATCGTTGAGGCATTCGTCGTAGTCTTTTTGTTCTTGAAAAGTTCCGTCTGTTGGTGGTTCATGATCACAATGATTCCTTGCTGCATTTACTAGAGATTCCCCTAATATTTCTTCTAGTATTTCTACTATTTCGCTGCTTCCAGTGTGTTGTTCCGCTGATTGAAAGCATATGGTATCTCCATTATGTTCTACAAATATTTCGAATCCTGCTACATCTGTAGGTTCTCCGGTTCTGTGGTTCCATACTACTTCAAGAGAACCTGTTATGTTGGGTTCTCCTTCGGCTGGTTTTCCATAATCAACTTTGCATGTTATTGGTGTTCCCATTTTCAAATACCTCCTTGGGGAAATTGAATAGTTCTTCTTGCAAGAATTTCATATCAGATATGTTTGATTTTTCCTGCATTACTCCTTCGACAGATTCTAATGACTTTATACCGTAATGTAGTGCTTGTGCCACAATATATCTACCTCGCATAGAGTTTAGAAATTCTATTGGTGTTGGCGTTGGTGTTCCCATTATTCTGTTTCCTTATGTTTACATTTTTTAGTGTAGTCATCGCAATCATCGCACCATGTACCTAGGTCTTCGTAGACTGCGGCTTCGTTCTCCTCTTTCCAAGGTACTTCACATATGAAGTGGTGCATACGGTCTACTATGTGGAAGCCTGTACTTATGTAGTACCAGCCGTCACCAGCAGTTTCAGTCCAAATCTTTCTCTGTACATCATCCCATGTATCTTGATCTGTTGGTGGGGGATTCTTACCTAGAAATTTGAAGATATCTTCTAGCCTATCAAACTTCATAATCTCATCATCATCATGTTTTAGAGGCTTATAAGTCTCCTCCCACTCTTCATAGGTTAGTTCTTTTTCGTTTTGCATTGTTCCTCCTGTTATTGGGTTATAGTAATTCTCGTATGTGATTTTGCATACGAATGTTTCTTATACTTCTATCAAATTTGTTTGTGTCCCAATTGTTAGTATCTACTCGGAGACCTAAATGATCTTTAAGGTCTGTTAGAGTTATTTTTATTGGTACTTCGCCTTCAGGTGTATCTGTGTATAAGAATCCGATTTCTGCATCGAATAGGGAGTGTAGTCGGTAGTACCACTCGAGTATATTTGAGGGTTTAAGTTTTTCTAAGTGTACATAGTCACTTGATGTGGCAAGTGCTTCAGTTATAGGAGATAATTTACAATACATATTTTGTGTAGCTTCAAACCATCTTTCTTCCTCATTGAGTGGGGGTTCTGTGGTATACTGCCAACAGATACGATCTGAATCTCTAATATTACTAATATCTATGTCGTAACTATCGTGACTATTATATTCGTGTTCCATTATTTTATTATAGATAAAGGAGTCTCCTTGTGAAGAGTGACAAACAACCAATTGAGGGTCTTGGGGATATAATCCAAAGGCTCACTAAGGCTGTGAAAATCCCTACTTGTTCTAAATGTGAAGAACGTAGGAAGAAATTAAATGCTATGTTTCCCCTAAAAAAAGACCAAACCCATCCAGAGGACGAGCCTGATCGTTAGTGGGACTTTAGATTATAGACTTCACTCCCACAAGTAAGGAAGTCTTCCTAAACCAGAGTCAAAGGAGGAAACTGGTTCTTAATAATTATTAGGGTGTGTTGCCCTTAAAATTGCAGAAGCAAGACCTGTTGTATCAGGTGAATATTTAGGGTGTGTCCCTATTAGTAGTGCTGCGGCTTCTGCTGAAGCAAATGGATCAGACTTTAAAAGTTCTAATTTTTCTTCTTCTAATAATTTGATTTCACCACGGTGATATTCCATTTGATCTTGGTGATTCTTCAAATCCTTGTTCAGCTGATCCAACGTATTGTGGTTGTTTGAACTCATCGATGTAACTCCTTAATCTTTTTGTTTTGTCTGATAGAGAGAATTGATTAGCATCTCTCCAATGTGATGTATATGCATTGAATAAACAGTATCCATTGCGGTCTTTAAATTCGTCATGTTCTGGATTATTCCAGTGTTCAAGTACTTTAGGTGCATGTTGCCAAGGAAGAATATTTCGATTGCAAGTTTCAACTATAAAATCATGAACTTCTGATTTACTACCAAAGTCATATTCTTTAAGTCTATCAAAGTTTGCAAAGGTTTCTTTGCGAGTGTCTTCGAGTTCGAATACGAAGTCTCGGAGTCCGCGGTTGATGTCGTAACCTGCGTTACGAGTGTGTTTACGGGAGAGAACTACTTCACCCGACCATTGACCGTTGGCACACACGAATACACGGGTACCTGTGAATAGTTTGGCTGCCATGCTGCCATCATTACTATTTATTAGACCTACTTCAAATTGATAGTCATTGTTTGCAAATTGATCTACAGATCCACTACTAAATGCCTTTGCACTTTGTTTAATACCAAATGTGGCTATAAACTTTTGTTTTGTGTGGTCAAGTAAGAACCTAGGTTTTACGGGTTCGTAGTTTAGTGTTGATAGGTTCTTTACTGTTCTATCGAATAGGTCTTGATGTGCCATAGGCACGAATCTATCTCTTGCTGGTGGTAGAGGTATGGTTGCGAGGTCTTCATACTCTACGTATTCATTACAGTTGTGACGTTTCATGAGTTCTGTCTCCAATTTTCGTGTTCTGATATTGCTGCTTGTTCATCGAGTTTTTCATTGTATTCTTTCTCGATGCCTGAGATTACGAGCCAACCTACTAATTGGTTGAGTATATCTAAAGACTCATCCATAATAGTTCCGGTTGTTCCGTTTGCATGTAACTTTATAAGGTTACCTTGTAAGTTTTTTATCAATTTACACAATTGATATTTTTGTTCCTTTGTCATAGTTTAATCCTTTCATCTATCATCAAATTCGCTCAACCATTCACTAGCATATTCATTACTAACTTCACCCATTGGGAACCCATCTAAATGTCTTGGTACAGGTCTACACCTGTGACAAGGTTCATTAGGATAGTTAGGCTCTCTACCAGTATCTTCACAGTGTGGACATTTAATTTCTTTATCTGTCATTTGTTCCTCCTTAGTTGTTGATGATCTGCGTTATTGCAGTAGTCGTTATTATACCAAGGTGCATTACGTAATATGTCACCTTGTAGAGTGGGTGTGTGGATTCCTAGGGCTATTTCTTCTGCTAGTTGTTTGTTTCCTTTGTCTTCTAGTAGTGAAACGAGTTGGTCGAGTTCGGTGTCGGTTAGATTAGAGGACTGTAGTTGCTCCCATACTTGTTGTTTAGTGAGTCCTTCTTCTATTAGTGTTTCTACTTCTTCGAGCATTATTTCGGTTGTTTCTGATATTTCGATCATGTGTTTGTTCCCATCTTTCGATATCTGAAGGTTTATGGTTTTGATGTTTTGGTGCTCTTACATTTCGTACTATTATGTTCTTTCGCATTCTTCTTTCTTCCCAACGTATCACTGTTCTTACTACTATGCTCCATTCTGAATGATTAGGAGCACTCTTTCCTATTACAGCACCAAGTATTATTTCTTTTGTTACATAGAAATCATCCACTGTGTCTGTATCTAAATCACGATAGAATGATTCTATTTCTTTTTCATTGGGTATATGTCCTGCTCCTACCCATTCCCAGTGGTCTTTCCTTCGAAATGCTTGTGGGTTTTGATCGTGTTCCCAATGAAATTCATTGTCCCATTGTAAAGGACAATTTCCAAATTGATTACTATCTGATTGTGATACACAACTCCATTTTCCTGTTTTGCTCATCCTTGAGCCTCCTTTTCCTTTAAGTGGTTACTGCTTCGTTTGCTTCGTTTACTAGTTGGCTTAGTGATTCGAATGATGCTTTGGGTGTTTTCCAAGAACATTCGATGGCAAGTTTGATTGAATGTAAGGTGTCTTCTTGCAAGTTAAGTTTGACCTTCTTTGTTAACCAATTTGGTATTTTCTTTTTTGCCGCTTTAAGATTTTTAATGGTTAACCCTTTGATATCTGGCTTTACTAATTTCTCATCACCGGAGTTTATTGCTACGAGGTTGATTTTGTAGCGTGTTTTCATTGCATCTAATTTAAATAAGAGGTCATAATTTTCTATAGATGAATGGATAAAAATGTCACCATTGCTAGTTATTGATACGCTTCCTGATATTTCTGTTGACATGATTGTTTCCTTTGTTTCTTGTTTAAAGTGAAGATACCCGCCCTCGCGAGAGCGGGCGGGTATCGAAACGATATTCTCGATTGAATTGTTTTCATATGTGTTTGGTTTCTGTGGTTTCTGTGGCTTCTGTGGCTTCTGTGGCTTCTGTGGCTTCAGCATTTTTGATTCCTCTCAATCCACCAGAAGATTTCCAAGTCTTCATTTCTTCATTACTACCCCAACAATTTCGGGGTGCGTTTGAATAAACCCACCTCACGATATCTGGGAGTATCCTAGCATTCTCACCATCTGCACGAGCAATTGCTTCAAATAAGTCATTTGTAAGAACTGCTTTTACAAAATGACCGGGATACACTGCATCGTCAATCCAATATATTAAAGATCTTTTTAGATAATCTCCAAAACTTTCTGGGAAATTGTATTCCATAATTAATTCTCCTTTGTTCTTAGTGTCTTCGCCCCTATATACAGTGAGTAACGATATTACTTTGTATATAGGGGTTTAGACGTACCTAGTGATTACAGTCCAAATCTAGGTATTTGACTGTATATTATTTTACTGAAGAAATGACTGCCCACTTACGAGTTTAGAAGGGAGCATCTTTTTCTGCTTCTGATGCCCCTTGATAATTTAGGTCATCACAACACTGTACACAGAGTAGTATTTCTTCACTTAAGAAATCCCATTCTCTGTGTCCTATCTTCATATCTGATGTGTGTCGTATTTGACACTGTGAACACGTCCATCCAGTATCTTCTTCGAGTTGGGTGTTCAATGGCTTGTTGCTTACGGTTATAGTCCTATCTTTATTCCTTTTAGGAGGAAGAAGGTTTACAAACTGTAAGTAACGAATGACAGAGGATATCCTTGATTGCTGCACTCCACTTGGATATAGGTCTTTGGTGAGAAAAGAATCCCACTTTTGCATTTCTCGTATTACCTTATCCATGTCTTCTACAGAGGTTTTACAATGTAGGGTGTCACCGTTGAACTCTCTTAAATACCCATTCTTTATGGTGAACTTCTTTACTGCAATGGTGACTAGTGTGTCATGATGAGGTTTTGATGATAGTAAATGTGGATCTTTGAGTGTAGCCCACAACGCTTTGATTGCTTTAATCATTTTGTTGCTCCTTTGTTTATTCTTGGTCTGGGGATGATGTTAATTCATGGAATGTTGATTCTAAAGGTTCCATTTCATCTTTTAAATCTTCGAGTATTAGATCTCGAAGATTGTATAATGATTCTTTAATTTGTCTTTCAGTAATTAATGTGAATATAAGATTTGGCATTTTCTTTAATAATTCATCATCATCAACATTAGAACAATCTCTTAGAGCCTTTAGTACTTCTCTTCCTAATGTTGTTCCTTCCGGTTCATTATGTTCTTCACACTCTTGTTGCCTTATTATTTCATTAGAGTGTTCGGATAAGGTTTGGTGTAAAAGTTTTAGTCCTTCACATGTGAATGCTATATTACATGCTTTATCGAAAAAGTTTTTCATTGTTGTTCTCCTTTGAACTTGGTTTGGGGTTGATTTGGACTTTGTGTTTTCGAGGGTAGTTGGGTTTGGATCGTTATGAATTGATGTAGATAACAATTTCTGGTTTACGGAGTGTTACCCGTTTGTTTGGATGTGAGTTCGGTGTTGTCCGAGTCCGCGAGTGAAAGATGATAGCGAGTCTTCGAGCGTTCATTTCACACGCCAAAAGTGAATAGTTTAGAGACTTGTTCAGGTCAAATATGGTGTGGGGCAGGATAAAGTTTACCTGCAATTCCAGAGGGAAATACTATTTGTATTATCGCCAGAATATCACATCAAACTCGGTTAGGAGTATGTCCTTTACCACTTGGTCGTTGGACAGTCTACTACAGACTAATGTGTGCTTTATCACCTTTCCAAGTGATTATTCAGCCACCCACAGGCTCGTCAGCCTTTATTTGTTAAGAATATAAAATTCTAGTTATTTGTTTTACCTTCCCCAAAGGGCAGTTTAGACACTTGCCGAGGTGTGTTTAGGGGTTAAACTGGGATTTCTGCTTCTGCTACGGTTGTGTTAGCAGGTGCAGATGTTGGTGCAACGTATGGTTTCGCTGTGCTTTCCCAAGTTGCAATCTTATCTTCTTTACCTTGAAGTTTTGCTACATCGTAGAATACTTCTTTGGGTACGTTCCACATAAAGCGTGCATTACTTCCGAATGCTCGGATGTTATCACCTTTTATGTCTTTTGCAGAATATGCTAGTACATATTGGATTTCACCGTTGTAAAGTTGGCATGGATTCATTGCATCTGCTCCAGTGCCAAAATCCCATATTTGTACAGATTCCCATGGAATGGTAAGTTTATCAAATCCGAAATCAATTTGGAGACCATATTCTCCTTTTTCGCCACCTTTCATTGTGACTGTTTGTCCTGTTTGGACGCTATAATTGTATGTCATTGTACATTTCTCCTTGTGTTAAAGACAACAAAAATTACATAAAAACTCGACTGTTGCACGACCGCACTAAGGCTCGGCTACGCCCGAGCCTGAAGTGCTGTATGGTCGTGCGAAATATCAATTTCCACCGTTCATATCGGAAGCGTTCATTTCATGAATCATAAACCCTACCGCAGGATTACCCATAGAAGTTCCATGCCAAGGTAGTTCTCTTATTTTTGCTTCAAGAGCGTCTACTTCATCAGATGATAAGTATCCGATGACATCATTTGTGATGGGAGTGTCGTAGCAGATTACCCAATTGTCTTCTGTGCCTTTGAGTACTGCTACTTCAAAGGGTGTATCGGGTGTATTCCATCCGTAACCGCCTGTGATGACGGACATCCCGTACTCGTTCTTGAAAAACTTTCTACTTATTTGTATAACTGGCATAATAAATCTCCTTTTAGTTTAATTTACCTGTAGAATCTCAGGTGTCGTAGGAACATACTGAATTCGTTGCTCGCCTTGATAAAGTGCATTTGAGCCTTTTAATGCTTTTACCGTGTCTTCTAGGTGTTCTATAAGCATTTTAAGATTATCATCCGAAATCTTTAAATCTTTGAGGTCTGAAATAAAACCTTCAATTATTAGGTGAGACAAATTATCAAGTTCTTTGTCTGGACACAACCCGATTAAATCATAATAATTCATAATAATACTCCTTTAGATTAGATTATGATAAAAAAACAAAAAATTCACCCAATAACAACTGTTGCACAACCGTCGAAGACAAGGTCTTACCCGCAGTCGAGACCTGTATGGTTGTGCGAAATCATTATAAAAAAAAGGGTAGATACGAAGAGTGCTGTAATCACTTAAAATGTGTTGTTTTTCACCTTGTTGTATCTACCCCTTAAAAACAGTTTGATGAGACTGGTTACTCAACTACTGACGTGTTTAGGTCAGTTTGGTGCATGCATATGTCATGCGTAAATAAAAGTCTAAATCTTTGCCACTCTAACGAATTAGTGAATGTTCGCATCTACTCTCAATCAAGAGCGTGTAGATTGTGGTCTTACTAGCAGATTTGGACTGTAAAATCAAAAAATATATCCGAACCCGACTGTTGCATCACCGCTCCGAAGAGGGCTTGCCCCGATGAAGGAGCAAGTATGGTGATGCGAAATGTCCTTCTTAAAACAAGGTAATAGTCTGACTCCGTGTGTAGTTAGTTGTGGTTTGTGGTTCCCGAGTTCCCGTTCCTCGTCACTTCAGTGACGAAATACGTGAGTCCACAGCGTAGCGTTCCTTCCGTGTCCCCTTCCCGACGTAAACTTGGGTACCCCCGAAGCCCCCTAGGTGTTTGCCTGTGGTCATTACGAAACACCGATCCTGTCTAGGAATTCCTCACCCTATATACAATTTTCCTCACCTCACCCAACCGTAAACCCCCCAAATTAACACAACCCTTCGAATCTTCAAAATCTCATTTTTTTCATGTCCCTTTTTAGGCTAAAAATAGGGGCGATCCACTTCCGATCCGGGTATGTACCGCATGAGCTGGTTCAAAAAGCCCCACTCTAGGCCCCTACAAGCTCGATTTTTCGGTTTGTACCGGGTGTACCAGGTATTTTGTAACCATTGCGTGACCATATATAGATTAGTAAAAGAGTACAGACACACCCGGTACATGCGGTACACCCGGATCAAACCTTATTTCCACTCTAAAAACGCACTTTCCATCCGGTACGCAACTGGTACGCCATCCGGTTCACTCTCCACCCAATCTCTCGGGTCTCGGCACCTCAATAGTCTCTTTTGTTTCCGAACAATAAAGCACATACCCGTTCCCTACCCTCCACACGTCCCAAATAAGACTATCCTCATCGATAATCTCATCCCCATCTTTGTATTTTATCTTTAAATGAGCCCATAGATCTTCTGGGTCAGCATTCTTGGGTGATCCAACATCTTTGTTCATAATAATCCTATTCAATATACATATACATGCACCTTCAATAGCCTCTTTACTCATAATGTATTCTTCCATTATTGTTCCTTTCTGTGTCTAGCACAAGTCATCAAAACTTTTTCTAAGGCTCAAACCCTTCAAGCCTCTCTTGCCCCCATGTGGTCGATGTCTATGAACCGACCAACTACTTTGCATCTCTATCTTTATCGACAACTGATTCCTTGCTACATGAAGGTTCTTTATCGAATTCGATTTCAACCAATCTTTCCATTGCATCCACAACAAGTCCGTAGCAACGAACCCGCCCTCACTCCTGAAGAACCTCTCCTCTAAGAAATAATCAAACGGGTTATTCTGAAGATGGTACATCTGTATCGTATCACTCGCCCTACTAGGTAACGGGAATCTACCCCCCAACCCACTCTCTAAATCAATAGCACCCTCCACCGCCCACGATGCAATACCCTCCAACTCACCCGATAACTTGTCAATCAAATAAGGATCTTCTTTCCCCTCAAAACTTACATCAAAAGGAAGCACCAGCATCTTGGAAGACAACCCTCTACCCTTATTAGGCAACTGGGGAATCTCATTCGCTTGAACAATAGGTGCAGCATTAACCACAACATTCCTCATCTGCCTCTTATATTTCACATTCACGGTAATCGGATCTTGACCAATAATATTCTTCAATACCCTAGTGGCTCTCTCTCCCTCCCTCCCGTCTAACTCACTCACCTCACTAACACATAGCACCCTAGAATGCTCTAACCCATCCAACCCGAAGTCTCCACTCAGATCATCAAGACTCGTATTCATAAACCCATCTTGCCCCAACAACTTCTGCAACACCTTGCCTATCGTCCCCTTCCCGCTCCTAACCTTCCCGTACATCAATAACCACCTAGCGTGTCTCCTGTGGTTCATGAGACAGTACCCCATCCATCTCATCAGCAACATGCTCCACTCCGGATCATTATTCCCCCACTCTTCCAAGCACCTCATCCACCTCGGACACTCGGCACCCGGATTATAGTTCACAGGCAATATCACCGGATCAAACCAATCTTCAGTCCTCTCCACAACCTCACCCGTCTTCGCATCCACCAACTGATCCTGAAACGCTATAACACTACCCGCATCCCGACCCGGATCATCCAACCATACAGGTATATTAGAGTGGGGGATTCTCACTCTCGCTGCTAACCCCCTAACAATGTTATCTATCTTCTGTCTATTGGGTGCAATTCTACGGACTCTTACGGTTCCGTCTGCCATTATTTCTTCGTAGTAGGCATCCTCCAACTCTTTCCAACATAAATCTTCGACCCACTCTTGTTCTCGTCTCTCCCACCTATCCCCATACCATTGATAGAAGTCTCCCCTAAATGCCCACAACCCACCCTTCCCACTTGGGGTCCGAAAGATTCCCCTTATAAGTGCATCTGCAACCTTCATAGGTTCTGCAGAAGTGAGTGGTCTGTCTTGTGTTCCAACCGTCATTGTTGTATCCTTATATTATGGCACGTAGAAAAAAGAAGAATGAACTTCAGGATATATATGGAAGTGAAAGGGATACGAGTACGATTAGCGGTTTCGTTGACGATGCTCGACAAAACAATCCTACCACAATTTTGCCTCGCCCGCAGGTTTCAAACCAACAAAGATCACTTAATCAACTAAGTAATGATGCTCGCATGGACGAGATGGTTGCTTCGGCAAAGAACACCTACCAAATGTCTCAACTCCGAAACATGACACGACGACTCCCCTTAGGGTTCCAAGGTATAGGTGGGCGGTCTTCTTTGGGTGATTACACAAGTAGTAGAATTGCTATAGGCGCAGGAAAACCAATAGAAGATGTAGTCACCTCTAATATTCCACGTTGGTCAAGACTCGAACAACCAATGACGGGTACCGATTACTGGAACACATTAAAAATGCTGGGTTTCCTAGGTGGTTCTGCTGCACTCGCAACAGAAGGAGTAAGAACTTATAATAGAAACACCCTAAACGCACAACTAAAAGAAGTAGCGGGAATGCCCGATGCTCCTTTTCAAATGTCAAAACCCTCCACAGACGTAACTACCCGATCCCGCGTCAATCCAAGAAGATACATCCCAGAAGCAGTACCTTTACTGGACACTGGCAAAAAGAAAAGAAGACCTACATGGGAATTTACGAATCCAGAAGGAAAACCCATAACCCGTGGAGAAGCTATAGAATTAGCAAGAAACTGGAAGGCTTCACAAAGTGAGGGTCCCATTAAAGATAATTGGAAAAAAGCAACAAAAATAGGGGGGTCAGTAGTTAAGGGGGTAGGTAAGGTAATTCCCGGAGCAAGTAAAAGAGCAGAAGCAAAAGCCGCAAAAGCGACAGCCGAAGACGGATTGAAATCTTATGATTATGAAGCAATTGATAGTGAAGGTAAAAAAACTAAGGGTCAAATTCGAGCAGTAAATAGTGATGCGGCAATATCCAATATTAGACAAAAGGGACTCTTCCCTACAACTATTATAGAAATGACACCGGAAGCAGCAGCGACAGCAGAAGCAAAAGCGGCAGTTGAAGCGGAAGCACCTATTGAAAAAGTTAAACCTGTAGAATCTAAAGCACCAAAAGTTGAACCTGCGGGGGGAGAACCTATTAGAGTGCAAGGTGAACCACGTTTCAGGTCGTCTGGGGGTCAAGGTGAATTATTTGATATGGGTCCCGAAGTTGCACCCAAACCTATTTATGATAAATCAATGAACCCGAAAGATGCTTGGATTAAAAACCAAATTGATGCATATGTAAACGAGTCGGTGGAGCAAGCTAAACGGGGAGGAAAAACCTTAACTGAAGCAGAGATTGCTGAACGTAGAGCGGCTAGAACCCAACAATGGCATCAGGTTAACCCCAAGACAATAGATAAAGCAATGGAGAATGAACTTAACAAGATAGCCAAGAAACAAGGTTGGACTGCGGCCGCTGCACATCATATGGCTAACACTCTTAACCCTAGAACCGGACAACCCTTTACCCAAGCGGAACTCGGGAAGATAGGTCTGGAACTAGAAAGGAAATCTGTAGGTGAACAAATTCGCATGGAACCAGAACCAAAGAAACCATCCGGTACAAGACCAGGCTTCCCCCGCGCCGCCGCCGCCGCCGGTGCAAGACGAGGAATGGTAAATCCAAGTGCGTTTGGTTTAGGTCAAGGACAATTTTTAAATCCCAAAGCAAACCTACAAGCACTTACAAAAGGTGGCGTGAGACCTACTATGGGTAGAGGTTTTACGCTAGCGATGGCTCCTGAGATGATAAACCAAACCATTGATACCGTACAAGAACACCTTATAGATCCTAGGGACGCAGCACTTGATGAAGCAATCGGTTCTCCCGGTGCTACCTCATATGACGCAGCATCGGCTGTGCCGGGAACTATTGCTGGAATAGGAGACTTTCTTGTATCACTCGGAGATGTCGCAAGACCCGCTCAAGGTGGAGGTCTAGAATTTAATACAGGACTTGGTGCAAACTGGTACAACCCAACTATAGGTGGAGCCGTTAAGTTAGCGAATCGGTTCCGAACTCCAATGGGTTGGGGGGTGCCTACATTTGGACTACCTGAACAATTAGAAGGTGCTACTCATCCTTCTATCTTCTCAGATATGATTCCTGATATTCCCGGTTCTGCTCGAGGTGGAAGTTGGGGCGGTCTAGCGGATCAGTGGAGAGGGGTCCCTGAAGATTTAGGAACAATAGCAGGAGCAATTGGTGCTCCTGCCAAAGAATCACTTAACGACTTTGTAGATGGCCTTATTAATTTTAGACCTCCTACACCGGGTGGAGGATACGCACCACCAATGGCACGATAATATGAGTGAACAGTTCTACATAGGGTTCGGTACGGGTATTAAACTTCTATCGGAAGATTGGTACATCAAAGAGTTTGGAACCAACATCACAAAGAAAGCGTTCCGATCTTTCTGTCGTGCGTTGGGTGTGCCTCTAATTGAAATGGGCAAAACAACTTACGTTGAAATGAATTCTTTCCAACTCGCACTTAAAGCCATCACTAGAGTGGGGGAACCAGACTTCTTCGTGTCAGGATGCCAATCGATAGCAACAGGAAAACAGAAGCCCTCTAAACTCGATCCTCAATATGTAGCAAAGAATTTAGAACCTCTACTGTGCGAACTTCTAGCGTGTAAAACTATGGGGGGTCTTAATATGACAACAGATGTTAAGAAGGCAGCACAAAAAGCTGCATATAGAATGGCAAGAGCGGGTTTGGCAGAACTACCCGAAGAATACCAAAACACCTATACTAAGAAATCAATTAGGGTGTTTGGTGACATAACCAAGCGTCCAGGGAGTATACTAGATTTATATGGACAAGAAGAACTTAATGAAGAACCCGACACAGGGGACGATCCAAAAGACGACTCCTGAAGATGTTATAACATCCTTCTACGGATTAGATGGTGCAGCGTCAGCCCTTCAAGCATCCAACTTTGATCTAATGGAGGAAATGAGCACCATCATTCAACATTCACGAGACCCAGACCCAAAGGTAAGTCTCGCGGCATTAAAACAATTCCGTTCTGTTATGAAAGAAATCACCAACAACAACGGCATGTTTGCTACTATCCAACAAACAGAAATGATTGACGAGAACACTAGTCGTACTATGTCTTCGTCAACACTCCTAACCAACCTGAGGAATCAAAATGGCGAAATCAGCAACCAAAAAGAAATTGAGCAAAAGCACGAAATCATCTGCCCCAAAGAAAACAGCAAAAAAAGTAACGAAAAAGACAACGCCTAAGTTAGACAATTTGTCCAAACAAGCAGTCTCCCTACTTCAAACCTTACCTGTGATGGAGTTCCTACAATTCGGTGCAACCGCCATCCGTGACCTCGGAGTCTACGATGTGGAAGAATGGAGTGGGGGGTTCGAGAATCTTTACAAGATAACATTCAATAACCTTTTCGACAGCGACCGAAACTTAAGGGATCAGTTTTATCCTATCCTTAAAGAATTAAGAACTAATTCTTCTTGTGGAGCAGACCCTCAAATGTTAGCGGCTGCATTAGGAAGAATAGCATTCACCCTAACATTTACTGCGGTAGCAACAGAGCGTAACACGTAATGACGTTGTGGGTGCCTCAAACAGATAACCCCTTTTACCCCTTACCCGTTGATTACCCGGAACTATCTCCGGAAGGACAACGTAAAGCCAGAGTAAACGCTTGTCGTTTGTGGACCGCAAAAGATAAAACCCCCACTCAGTTAGCTGAGGCGTTCGCTGCGAGTCTAAGGTTTTTCGATCTTTATTATCTTCATGCGGACGAGACTGTAGATTTTAATCCTCTCTTCTATGATGATGATCCTTTAGAGACTCCTACTTTCCATTATGACATTTTAAAACAGTGGGCATCCTCACCCCGTAATATTTGTATCGCACCACGAGGTTCTGCTAAGTCTTATCTTGTAAGGAAGGCTTGTTTATTAAGAATGTTGACTCGTCCCATGTATACGATTCTTTATGCAACATCTACGAATGATAATGCAAGAGGTACGGGTCAAGCACTTAAAGATCAGTTCCAACATAACCAACGATTGCATGATGATTGGAATCCGGAGTTCCCGGATAATCGTCTTGTTCCTAAAAGAGGTGAAGCACCTTTTGGAACAGAAATGATGCAACTAAGAAACGGTTCTTGGTTAAGGGCTATCTCCGCAGAATCAAGACAACGTGGTGGACGACCTAGACGCTACGTATTGGATGACCCAGAGTATGACCCAAAAGCATCGACATCAATGTCACTCATCCGACAGTATATGGATGATCTTCTTTTCAAAGTGGTTCTACCTATGGTTATGCGTGCAGGTTGTGGTGTGGATTGGTTGGCTACTTTCGTATCTCGTCGTCACTATGCTTGGCATGCTCTTCAAACCCAACAGAACAAAGCAGGTGAACAAATTGCGGCAGACCCCCGATTCAATCTTTGGTCGAGGATGATTGTAAGAGCTGCATACGAAGAAGAAGACGGAACCGTTATTTCGTGTTGGCCCGACATGTGGCCATCCACCCGTAAGATTAAAGAAGAAGATCCTAGGCTTAAGGACAGAGTTTCCTTAGAAGAAATACGTGAGATCATCGGTACTCCCAACTTCTTGGCTGAATATATGGCGAGACCCGGTGAGGGGGAAGGTACATACTTCCCCCATCTCACAAAGGAACGTCACGGTTGGTGGTACGAGCAAGTAGATCCCGCTCTAGATATCGACCCTTACGTAAGCAACACTTTAATTTGTTATTACTCCGGTGAAGAAATAGTTAAGAAGCCCATGTGTAACTTCTTAAAGATGAACCGTTTATTCTTAACAGTAGATACTTCATTCACAGCAACCGCAGACTCCGACTTTAAAGTTGCATGCGTTATGTGCATAAACTCAGAAAATGAACTCTTCGTGTTGGATGTGTGGAGTGCTCAATGTCGAGAAGATCTCTTATTGAAAGAAGTTATGAGGTTGGGGGATCATTGGAGAACCCCCACTATACATGTGGAAGCGATTAAGCAGGGATTAGGAATCTACAACACACTGGATTCTTTGGTTAGGACTCGTGCTAAAGAGATGATGGGGGTAAGTCACCTACCAGCCGTTAAGAAGTTGAACCCCGGCATGATAGAGAAGACCACTAAGATTGCATCTCTTTCACTTAGATTCGAATTTGACAAGATAAAATTACCTTTGTGGAAATCAGATGCTCCCTCTAGAAGGTTAAAAGACCAGATAGAGCAGTTCAATCCGGATGCTAAAGATGGTGGATTACAGCACGATGACGAGTTGGATTGTGTATGCATGAGCCAATTTGTTATTAAGGGTAGACTTTCTCAGGTAAGAAAACTACAACTAGAGCACAAAAACGCACTTGAAAGGCTCAGGGACGGGGAAGTTATAGATAAAGATTTGGGTACTCCCATTGCTCATGGCATCGATTGGAGTAGAGTGGGGGCTGGTGAAATACAAGATATTTTAGATAGGAACATTACGGATGATACCGACAACACCACAAGAGTATGAACAAAAGAACTGCGTAGTTGTACCCTTAGCATTTTTCGATAAACTAATGAGATGCTACTACGGTACTGGGCCTCGTGATGGGGACCCAGAATATCAACTTGTACCCGAAAATAGAACTACCGAGGTTATACCTGAGATTTCTAAACTAAAAGATATTACAATAGAAACAGAAACTCCTCGTGGTTATAAACCTAGGGGTATTGCAGCAGAAAAACTAAAGGCAAAAGATGGCACTAGACACCATAAAACTACCGAAAAACAAGATTGACCTAGCAAGAATAATAGATGAGCATGCTGATAGAGAAGAAGCTCGTCTTTCGTATAGGAAAATCATGTGGCTTCTCGCTTGGCATTATCTTGCGGGGGCCCGTAGATTTGATGTGTTTGACCCTTCAACAGGAGCATTATCCCCCCACTACTTAGATGAGGAAGGGAACATGGAGTTTCAGTCTCAAGAAATGTTGTCGGCTATCGACAAGGTTTCGGGTAGGTTGGCTTCATTAGACCTTAGACCTAAAGTTGTGCGTAAAGGTATCTCTCTTAATAGTATTAGAGAAAGAGCTTTAAGTCAGATCCTAATGGATCATGTTGTTTCTAACGACCAACTAGATAAAATTAAAACTCAATTTGCCCACATCTTCACATCTTTGGGTTCTTGTGGTATAGCGGGTCACATGACCAACGGTAAAACTATTGGTCTAGTTGCAGATCTTGAGGTTATACATCCTAGAGAACTCTTCCCATTCCCGTCATTAGGGGCAGACTACACCAAAACTCGTGGGATGATGAGACAACGAACTGTCCCTCTAACTTTCCTAGAAGAAATGTTTAGTAAAAAGTTAGGTAGAAACCTCAAAAAGATGGAGTGGTGGGAATCCAACATCGGAGAGGTCGAGGAGGATTCTGAAGGGAGTGGGGGTCAACAGGGTAAGGACGTTAAATACCATAGCGATACGAGTCAGTCCAGTGTTAGTCCTCATAAAGACCAAGCAGCAATTGTAAAGATTAGAGAACTATGGACGTTTGGAGTGGGGGAAACAGTAAACAGATATGTGGTTACAAGTGGTGAACACGTATTACACGACGAGTCTTTTGAAGATCAAGAAGTCTATTGCCCAATTGGTTTTGCGAGGTTTATCGAGAACGGAACATTCCATGGTGCAGGGCTTTTTGATCTTCTCTTTTCTTTAAGTAGAGAGATGGAACGGTTACTTAAGTCGCTCTTTAATAATGTTAGAGACACCGATAGGTATGGGGTACTTGTTATGCCCCAAGGTCAGTTTAATGATAGAGCAATGCTACGGGATGTGGGTTCGGGATTGAGGGTTCTTCCATTTGAACCCGATCCCGTAGTAGAAACATTTCGACCTTTCAATATTACGCCCCACAACGCGGGGGATATTCCCGGTAAGACAGCAGCGTTCGCTAAAGACCTTATTGATAAGATGAATCCTGTACAAGACCTTATTCGTGAGAAGGGTCGTGTGGATTCTGCGGTTGGGCTTTCGTTCCTTGATGAACAGATTAACAAGGCAATGACTAACCCAAGTAGAGGTATTGAACAAGCATTCTCTGGTTGTTATAAATCTGTATTGGCTTCTGCGGTTAGAGTACTTATGGATAATCCAGTAGGTATTCCCGTATCTGATTTGAATCTTGAAATGGCGGGGGCCATTATTGACCCAGAGAAAAGTGAAATCCAATTCCAAGGACAAAACCCATTACCCTCACTTAAGAATATATCTATCTCCATTAAAGAGGTGAGCCCCCGTTCAATGGTGGCTCGTAAGCAAGAAGCACTTGAGATGCTCAATGCGGGTATTGCTGATCCTGACTCCTTTAAGATGTTAGCACTTAAGGAAGGATTAGACTTTGCTGTTTGGTTGGACGAAGAAAAAGCAGCATACGATATGATTGTAAGGAACTGTTTGGTTCTTTATGGTGATGGTCAAGATCCGGGACAAATTATATTAACACCTCATAATGCTAGACCAGAATTTCAACTTAGAGTTCTTGTAGCGTTTATGAGTGGACCTATTATGAGTATTGCTTCTACAGAAGTTCAGAATGAATTCATCGACTTCAAACAATTTCTGTTAGAATCTACAGGTGCTATGATGCCAGAAGGTGTTCCGTCACCAATGGAGGCAGCAATGATGCAACAACCACAAGAGGGAATGGATATGGGTCAAGGTGGCCCGATGCCGTTCCCACAACAAGGAGCCATGTAAATGTCTGAAGAACAAGTAAATGAAACAACTGAAACAACCGAAACAAACGAGGCAGTTGAAACTACTTCTCCCTCTATAGATTTAGATTCTACGGTTAAGGTAGACGGTGAAGAAATTTCCGTTAGGGATTTAATTTCTGCTAGAGATGAAATCTCACAACTTAAAGAGTATAATGATCACGCTAAAGTTCTTATCTCTCCTACAGGAAGCGATGATGCTAGTAGAGAGGGTGCAGTTCGTTTCCTTATGAGTAAGGAAGGGTATACCCCTCAAGATATTGAAGAATATATTCAATGGACGAATCAAGAACAACCGGAAGTTGCAGCAACCCCAGAACACCAAGAACTCGAAGGTGAAAATTATGACCCTGAAATTTACGATCCCGAAGAACTTTTACAGCAACAGCAACAAGAAGAGCAGTATAGACTGCAACAGGAGCAATTAATGCACGAACAAGACCAACAAAGAATGAATCAAATTGAGGATCGTCAACAACGCCTTGGTGCCGAAATGATGAAGAAAGAACTCAATAACGCCCTCAACGGTGCCATGAGTAATAGCGAGGAAATCAAGAAACTTATGGCTATGGAGAGTGGGGGTGAAAATCGACAAGATGTGTTGAGGCATGAGGTAGAGGCTGCTATGTTAGATAGTCTTAGAAATCGTCGTGCAGCAGGTGAAAATTTTAATCCTAATTGGTTTACTGAAGAGGCTGGTAAAGCAGCCAAAACAGTGTATGATAAATTTCGTTCGGTAATCGGAGATCCTGATAAGATTCAGAGGTCACCGGAAACAGCAACAGACAGTGATAGTTTGTTTAATAAACCTCCAGTTGATCCTCCTAAATATGAGAAGGGTGACAGCATGGGTGACATTAATGTCAAAACCCGTGAGTGGACACTCGATACATTATTAAGGGGTGCCAGAGATGGCGCGGCTGGGGGAGAATCGAAAGCTTAATTTAATTAAGGAATAATAAGATGGCAGCAGTAGCAGGTTCGCTCTTCAACCTACATGAAGACCGTATCGAAGAAGTCATCAATAAGAACGTTGAAATTTTCCTTCCCGGACTAGATCCGATTTGGAGAGATCTTATCTCTACAAGTCAGGGTGTAGGTCCTGCCGATGCACTCGGTCGTGACCTAAAAATACTTAAAGTGTTTATGGGTTCAATGGCTGGTGTACTCGAGCAAGGTGCTCCGAGGGGAGATCTCACTCTTTATGGTGACGATACAGATACACACGGTAGTCGTCTATATACTCAAAATCTCAAACAAGTTTGGCCTGATCCTACCGAAGGTCCAAACGCCGCACCATACCGTTTAGGTATTGGTATGCGTTCAATGATGTCCAACATCATGTTTACGCTTGGTGAAATGCAAGCAGAAGCAACTTCCGCCTTTATTGGTGAAATCATTGCTCCTAAACTAGAAGGTTTTGGTCGTAATATAGCTCACACTCTTTGTAATTATTGGTACTTAAACCAAAACGAAGATTACGCAATTTGTCAAATTAACAGCCTAACCGCTTCAGATACTGGCGGTGCGGCTCCTTACTATTTGACATTCACTCCAAGTAACGGTGCAGTTGATCGATTCTATGTTGGTCAACGAGTCGATATTTGGGATGATGATACTAGTGCTCCCGACATTGATGACACCGCTGACGGGTTGAAAAACTCAACTGATGGTGCAACTACGGGTCGCTTGAAAGTATTCGTTGACTATGTTGATGAACTTAAAGGCGAAGTACGTCTTGTTTCAGCAGTTGATGCATTTACAGCAGCGGGTTCAGCCCCAGTAGCAACAGCAAATGATGATTGGATTCTCTATGCGGGTTCAGTTGATGAAACTGCAAATACTTCTAGTGGTTTTGCTGGTGTTAACAGTTGGTTAAAATCTGGTTCGGGTGGTGATAATAACTTCCTACTAGGTGCTGATAAAGACGGTTCGGCTAATAACCAAATCGATGTTACGGCACACCCAGAGTTTAAATCATTCACGAAAGGTAGTGTCGGTACTCTTACTGAACACAAACTTCGTCAATACTTGCGTCGATTCCACGCAGCCAAAAACAAGTACGGTCAATATATTGACTGCTTGATTGCCAGTGATGGTGTTTGGTTGAACTACGAATCAACGAAAATTGGTCGTGAAATCTTGGATCGAACTGGTCGCCTTTCAAGCGTGACTAGCGAAGGTTCAAGTGAAGGCTTCAAATTCACCTTTGATGGTCGCTCCTATACGGGCTACACTTCAACTTATGTTGAAGATGGTTCAGTATATGGAATCCGAAAAGGTGGAAATAACTGGAAGAAGTATATTCCTCCAGCCGTAGCCGGAACAAGCAAATTTGCAAAAGCAGATGGTGCTCCTTTTGAATTCATTGCTGGTGCTCTCACCGGTACTGGTACTAACAAATTGCCTATCTATAATACAGATGGCAGCGATGGCGGTATCACGCGAGTTACAGAAGGCGTTCAAATGCCCGGTCAAATGCGCATGCAATTAGTTCCAGATCAACCTGCTGGCATGAAGCTAACAGGTGTCAGTTATGACAAGATCTATAGTGCTAATTAATCCGTAAACATATCCTCCTGTGTTGGGAAGAGGGTCTGCCGAGTATGGTAGGCCCTCTTTCTTTTGGTATACTTGTGGGATGGATATAGAAGTAATTTACAGTCCTTACGAGGAAGCACTAAATACGGGTCTTCAACTAGGAGAGGAACACAAGGTTCTCCCTGAAAGTATGTGGTTAGCCCACATTAAGAGAGAGACGGGGAGGAAGGACTTGTTTGTATATCGTCACGCATATACGGAGAAGTTTGTTCTTGCTCATTGGATATACCCTCCTTGGGAAGTTGATAAACCTATATGTCTAGAATTAGACACGATGGATAAGGCTCCAGACCGTGGTGGTTGGATACCTACTATGGAAGTAAAATTCCGATGTAGAGCGATTGACCCTGAGCAGAAAATGATTGAGAAGCAACTGAGGGAGCGTAACGACGAGAAACGCAGAGAGCGAGAAGAGAACCTAAGAAGGCGAGAAAAGTCAGTGGCTTCTCTTAAAAGGAAAGGAAAATATGAGGAGGCTAGAAATCTGGAGCATGCCAATGTACACTATAACGATGAGGATTCTGAAATGAAAGAAACCCTTCGTAACCTCTCTAAAAATAGGATAATTACTCATGGCTAAAGATCCATCATTTAATTGGGCTCTAGAAAGAAAAAAAGCAAGGGCTAGTCTTTCTGGTGGTCTTACCCAATCGGAGCTAAATTACGGTTCGGGCTGGCAGGGTAATCGTAAATCTAAAAGACGAGCCGCCGCTCGAAAATCGGGTGGTCGTGGTATGTCCCTTGCTCAATTAGACAAAGCATCAGCAGGAACGTTAGAGCCTTGGGTAAGAGATACTGTTGAGAGGAAATTTCCAGATAAGTATATGCAAGGATACCGCAGAGGTCCAGTCGATGCACCTTGGGATGATTTTACTCCGAAGCAAAGATTGTCAGCAGCGACAAAGGGAACAAGAGGACGAATGGCTAATAAACTATTGAAGGGTGGTGGGAATATTAGACTCCCTCAGATACCTAAAGGTGGGATGAAGGCGTTACTGCCTTTGTTGTTGCTTGCTTTGCTTGCGGGTGGTATGGGGATGGCGGGTAATGAAGATTTAGATGGGATGCTCGGGTAATGCATAGTAGTGGTTCTATATTAATGACGACTATCGAGAGGATTCGTACCTATTTGGACGACCCCTCTCTTGACGCTAAATATGATAATGATTTTCTAGTAAGGCAAGTTATTGAGCCAGAGATGGTTAATGTAATAACTGCTATCAATCAACAGAGAGATGAGCCTATCCTCTGTAAATTTTCATTAGATGCTTTAACTACAGGCACAGAGACTATCACCGATACTCATATAGAACTTCCTCCAAATGTAGGAATCATTCATAGGATTACCTCGTTAAATGCTGCGGGGGATGTATTGGATGATATAGCAAAGAGAGAT